TATTCTGCAATACAATCGACGGTTCCAGCAATACCCAACTGCTTACTATATAGGGAGGTTTCAAGAGCATGAATATTATTAATATTCTTTAAGGTTCCCTTGGAAATCTTAAATAAGAACTCAGAAATAGGAGGAACTTTTGGTAACTCTATATTCTTCAGGTGACACTCAGTGAGAGTGTGCATATCAGTTCCACGACGTGTTGCAGCCTTTGTGATTCGATTTGCTTCCTCATCACCAACTCTTTTTCTCCATTTTACAAAAATCTCCTTATTATAATGACTAATCACCGAAGTAATAGAAATTAGTTTTAAGAGTTCTTCTTCATCAGGGACAGAATAATATCTGACCCCATCAATAGTCTCCCTCTCAAGTTGAGGAAGATTTAAATCAACATGATTAAAAGTCATTTTCCACTCATAAATTAGTTTCTTGTTTTGCTAAAAGATATTCTTTCACCAGACCAGATCTTACAATATCATCCATACCAAACTCAACTAGATCAACAGAAGGCATAGATTGTAGGATTTTTATAAAATCAAAAATACCATTTCTATCATTTGTTTTACTCAAATCTGATTGGGTAGCATCACCACAGAACATAATTTTAGAATTTTCACCAATACGTGTGATTATACTATCAAGTTCGTGGAAAGTTAAATTTTGGAATTCATCAACAATAATAATTGCATTATCAAGAGTAGTTCCGCGAAGAAAAGAAGTACTCCAAAACTTTATTGTTCCTTGCGATTTAAGATTGCCATAAAGCATTTCAAAATCTGCATCACTAGGCATCTGGAACATATATTTTACCATATTTTTATATGGAATTTGATATATATCTGCCTTATCTTCATGTGTACCAGGCAAAAAACCAATTTCTCTAGTTACAACTAATGATCTAACTAGATAAATTTTCTCAAAAGGACTGTTTTCATCCAATACATTCTTGAGAGCATTATAAAGAGTTATAAAAGTTTTGCCAGTTCCAGCACAACCATAAGCAACTAGATGTTTATCTTCTTTATATGAATCAAAAAACTTTTTTTGATTATCACTGATAGGTTCAATATCAATAAGATATTCTGATCCCAATGGTTTTCTGCGTTTTATCTGCTTTGCAGTGAGTCCAACACCAATAGGTTGCTCTGCAGATCCTCTTTTTCTTCTTGCCATAATAGAATACTAAATTTTTTTTACATTTGCACCAGGCATTGATGCTGCTTTTCCAAGCACATCATTCCATCCTGGATTTTTAGCAACTAACTTATTTTGCCAATCACCAACCTCCCCTGGTTGAGGGCAAGTAGATGGATCTGACCAATCCCGTTTCCACTCAGAATTGTCATTACACCATTGTGGCCAATCATGGACACTCATAATAACTTCTTTTTGTTCACCAGTTTTTTTATGAACTATAGGATATGTTGCCATTGTTATAAATTCAATATAGAATATTTATTATGCCCAATCAAGTGCTTCGGATACAGTAGGGAACTGCTCTATGAATACCTTCTTCGCACCTTCTGCAACCTGCATATGCTCCTTCTGAGTGCCGTTAGCAGTCCTCAGAGTTATGTAATGAATCCAAGAACGACATGATCCTGTCATGTAGATTTTTGTGCCTACACATAATGGAAGCACATTTCTTGCACATTCCTTTGCCACACCACGATCAAGCATCTGCTTATACAGTGACATGGCGGAATCAAACAGAGTGGCCATCTGTTTCTCTAGAATCTGAACCTCAAAAGAATCTAGATCGTCAATAGAGTTTTGACGATTCTTGGTGTCCTGTCTTCTCAATTCTGGAAGGGGTATCTTGTCACCAAGTAAAGAACTATCAGCATAACGTTGAGAAAATTCTTGATAAGTAAACGACCGATGTCTCAAAATTTGAGCTGCAATAGCACGAGTGGTCTCAATCTCCAAAGTCATAGTGGATTGCTCAAACACAGACCAGTGATTATGCTTGATGCAATACCGTAAAAGACCAGCATACTTATCATTCTCCTGGTTGTTAGGATTAGAAACTCTGGCAATATATGCCATAGTCTGCTCTGCATCAGGTGTTACACTAATAAATTTTACAGTCATTTACCAAATCCTTTGTAATTTTGCTTTTCAATTTCCGAAATTTGTTCTTTAATAATAGAAAGTTCTTTTTTTATTTCCTTTACCTTTTCTTCGTCATAAAGGTGATCTTGCTTAATAAGTCTTTCAAGCAATTTCACAAGACGTTTAGATTTTACTGTATCAGTCATCATCATCCTCAAAAACTTCGTCATAATCTAGAATATAATCAGAAGGTAGATCATCAAAATTTTCTTGCTTTGTAGTATTCACATCAACATCAGATAAAACTTCTGCCTTTAGGGAATCAATAAGCAATTCAAGATTTCGAACAATTAGTTTTAACTTTTCTCTATCCATAAATTATTTCCAATATTAAAAATTATAGCACAAAAAAAGGGGATGATCAATCCCCCAAAATCTCTATATGTTAATACTAGTCCAGTATTTTTCGGCAAATACGTTTACATGTTACTTGTTTTTCATCACACTCAATTAAACAATCAAAATAATCATTTATTAAATCTAGTTCCTCGGTACATTTATCTAGTGTATGCTCAAAGTGTTTCCATTCCGATAATTGGTTGCGAGAAATGATATTGTGCATATCAACTCCTTATAATTTTATACATTGCAAAAATGACAAAACGTTTTGTTCTCAGATCATTGATGAACTCCATAATTCTATCATTATATATGCAATTTGTGTATAAATGCACACATTCTAGTAATAAAAATTTATGCCTATGTAGTTATGCTTAAAATTACTCTTGAGAAATGTTTTTAAGATAGTCCTTCTCTTTTTGATATGGAACTATCTCACCAGTATAGTGTTTCCATCCTTCTTGAATATCAGGAACTAACCGTTGGTCAACACGATAACAATATTTCCAGTTCACAGGTTGTATACAATTCATCACAACTACCGTCCAGAATGATATAAAATAATTGAAAATTGTATACATTATTCTTCCTTGTGTCACAAAAAAAGAGAGGATTAATCCTCTCTTTTACAGTAAGTTAATCACTTAGTATAGAGTTTACCACGATAACAAAATGTACCATGGGTCTCATTCGATTCTACACAACTAGTATCATATTCAACACCACGATATGTGGTAGCATGAATTTGAGCGTCGTGTAGTGCAGATGCTTTATTGATCTGCGTTTTGATCATTTGAAGTGTATTCATGTTGTTACTCCTGAAAGTAGAGGGTTTTTAATTCCCCGTTCCTTCAGTCGTGTGCGTCCCATGGGTAGCACTCAGGTGTTGATTCCTTCATGACCTCAATCAACTCTACCTTAAAAGCATTTGAGATATTCTCGTTTGCTTTCATCCTTAGAATGACTGCATCTGCTTGTTGGCAGGTGAGTGATGAATAGAATAATAGTTCTAGCATGGGATGAACGGCTCCGTTCCGCGACTTACTTGCGTCCTCCTTACGGGGGATGAACGTACTAGAGTATTATAACTCTTATAGAGTATATAGTCAAGTACTTTTGTATAATGTGATACATTTTTATAAAATCTTAGGGAGTAAAAAAATTCTGGGAATATTTTTACCACTTATTGGGAAATCACTTTCGCTTTTTCTTTTCATTGGGTGCTTTATACCCCCAGAGTTTTGGATTCACTGTTCCATATCCAAAATCAATACTTTGTATTGTTCCCTTACCGTACTTATCATAATACATGTCAAAAAGTTTAGATATTTTACTACATCTCGTAAGATCAACATGTTGAACACCATCAACAGTGTATCGAATTAATCTTGCATCATTTGGCCAAGAGGAATCTTTAACTTGATCCAATGTTGCTTTTTCGACTAAAATACTACAACCGTACTTAGCTGCGGAATTTTCTTTTTCTTCTTTAGTCCATTCCACAAGTGACTCTCCCATCTCCGTAGATTTTACTTCATCATATGTCTCATTCATGAACGATTCCCCCACTTAATATCAGGATATGCTGTAGAAACAATATCTTTAGTGATATTGTATTTTGTTTGTAACTTTTTATCTTTTATCAAAACTAAAATTTCTGCTTCTAAAGGATGTAAACCTCTAAGTATATCAATAAAAAGAGTTTCTCTACGTGTAGAAGTCAATCCAGGATTTCCATTACGAAGAAAGTTGTAAAACTTACGAAATTCTGCACGAATAGTTGTTTGTCCTTGATCATTCATACCAAGAGAATTGGTACCAAGTTCTTCCATTTTTTGAACTGCATCAGCAATTTTACCACTCATATCACCACTAAAAGCGTGTTGTTCACCATTAGTAGCATATGGAACAGGTCCTTCTGGAAGAAGACTTACCACACTCTCATCAAAGTTCCAAATAAAAACTGCTTTAAGAGAATTTTCTCCATATTTTTGAAGAATCTCAATTTTTTTAGACTTACTACGTTGCTTAGAAACTAATTGTAAAACTTCAAAAGCAAAAGGATTGTTTGCAAGTTCTTGAACAGGTTTAGGTGCTGCTTTTTTTCTAGTCGTCGTCTTCTGATTGGTTGTCGTCATGATAGTTTTCAAAATTAAATGCAATTACCTCATCGGGCATTAGGTTCCCGTTACCATCAAACATTTCGGGGTGAGGTATTGGTACTTCCCGATAGTTCATCATATATTCTCTAATGGTCCATCCAACAACAGTTCCCAATATAAAAAACAGAATAGTCAAAAATGATCCAAAAACTAAACTAACTGCTAACATTGTCTTTACCTCTTAGGAAACTATTTTTCTTTTTTCTTTATATTTAAAGAAATCTCAAAATAAAAGT